TGTGCGCTTACCATTTCGTTACCGTCTGGATCTAAAATAGTAGCTTTAAATACGCCTTCTTTGTCGTCTAAACTTATTAAGTCTTCGACAATACGCCAGCCATTATAGGCTGCTTCCTTTCTAAAGTGTATAAGCCGCTGGTTTACGGTTATATACTCTTTGCCTTTTATATTTACTGTTTTCACTTGTTTACTATTAAATTAAAAGTTATATCTAAACTAAAACCAGCTTTATGTAACGCGCGAAGTTCAGCTACTCTAAAAGTTTCTGGGCTATCTAAACGCGTATATACCGTAGGGTATTTAGCGCCTATTAGTTCGCATATATCTTTTAAAGTGTAGCCTAGCTTGCGCATTTCAGCTGTAAATAATTCTTTATACATATTGTATATTTTAACGCTAAATTACAAATAGATATTAAACTATGCAAATTTATTTTAAAGTATTAAGATAAAAAAACCCACCCAGCGCTAGGCTTACAGGTGGGTTAGCAGCAAACAAAGGGGACGTTTTAGCTTTGTATTACAGTAGTATATTTACTAGTAGAAGTAGCCGCTACTGGGTTGTCTTGGTTTGGTTTATGTGCTATTATATTGTACCTATTTGACTTTACGCTATATTCCAAACCGTCTATAATTAAGCTATCAGATTCGCTAAAGTTTGTAAAGTTTATACGTATTTTATCCATTGGCGTTACTGGCGCACTTTGGTTATTATATACTGTACCTTCGTATCTAGTTACTATATTCCTAAAGTCGTCTAGCTGTTGCTTCTGGGTTTGTAGTACTGGCGTAGATATACTAAAAATGTTAGCAGTATCATAAACCCCTGTATAGTCTAGTACTAGTCCGTTTAGTGGACGGTCTACTTCTAAGTCGCCTATAATAACATTTGTAGTACTGTCTTGCGTTAGTGTTACTACGTTTTCTATTGTGTCTGGGCTTTCTACGTAAAGTAATGTATTGTCTACATAAACCCCCTGGTAGTTAGTTAAATAATTAACAGGCGCATATATATTTAAGTTTACAGTTTGGGTTTGCCCAGCCGCAGCTGGTAGTTTAGCTACGTCTATTTCTTGCGTTACCCATTTGTCAGCAGCAGTAGTATATTGATCTTCGAAAAAGAAGTATTTTACTGTAGTGGTCCATTCGTTATTAGCGCTATCGTAGTAGTAAGTAGTAGAACCAGTAGTAAAATTTAACTGGCACCAAAACTGGTTATAAAAAGTAGTAGACTGTAGCGCTTTTTGTGTATCGTAGTAGTAGCTTACTTTAAATTTTAAATCTATATCGCGGCGTAGTAAATAATTACCAGTAATAGCCAGGGTTCCAATACCGCCTACAGCTGTAGTTTTAAAACTGCGGTTACCATTTAAAGCTATTTCGTCTGTTGCAAAACTACCATTACTTATAGTCCAGTGGTTAGTGTTTTGAAATTCAAAACCAGCGTCGTCTTTATAACTTAAATTACTTTTAATAGGTTTTTGTTCTAGTTTTATAGCTTTATAGCCGCGTTCAGCTTCGCGCGTTAGGTCCTGGTCTAGTGGCTGTAGATCAGTTCTTATAGTTCTTAAACCTTCGTAATAGTAGTCGCCTTGCAAAGTACCGCTACTGTTAAACCTTTGGTAGTATAGCTGTTCTATATCGCCTTTTAAATACGCCTGGCGTAGTGCGCCTATACCACTAGGTACAGCGTCGTTTTCGTCTACATAGTCTTTTACGTAGTCTATTATAGTCTGTTCGCTGTATAGGCTATTATTATATACTACATACTTACCGTTAGCGTGGAAAACCCTACTATTTACACTTCTTAGTACGTTTTCTAAAAATTCTTTTACGTTAAAAAATTCGTAGTCGTCGCTTAAAAAAACGCTTTCATTTATAAAGGTATTTACATACGTTAAAAATTCGGATCTAGTTCCAAAAATATCGTATATGCTTAGTTCGTTATTTATAATAACGTCTAAACCTAGCCCAGTTTTATTTAGTGCAGCGCAAAGTATACCAGATAAACTAGCTTGTATAACTTGTAGCCCTGTATTTATACTATAAAAAGTGTTATCTACAAAGACGTTATCTAAGTCGCCTAAACCGTCTATAGCTGTTAGCTGTATTGCCTGGGGGTTTGGTGCCATTAATTCTTTAAACTGGTCGCTAAGTAGCCAGCCAGTCCAAAATAGCGTGTAGTCGTAGGCATTTTCTTTTAACTCATTGTCTATACATTGTTTAGCTTCTACTATACCGCCGTCGTTTCTTACTCTATTTGTAAATAAATCGCCTATAGTTTTTTGTGAAGTAAATTCACTACCTACGCAGCTAGCAGCTTCTACTATACCGCCGTCTTGTTGTATTCTATTACTATAGTCGTCGTTAAAAGACTGGGCTACATATACTTCTACTTTGTATTCGCGTTCTGGCTGGTTAAAAAAGTCGTCGTAGTTAGTGTCGTCTGTTTGGTATAGGTTTATGTTACAAGTACTACCAATTATAGGGCTGTAGAAGTCGTCGTCGCCGTCCCATTTTATTTTAACTGGTTCAGCGCCACCTACTAGCGGTAGTATATCGCCTGTATATCCATCTTTTAGAATATCTAAACGCCTACCGTTCCCTTCGTGGTCTTCAAAGTCTAGCCTAAATTTTACGCCGTACGCCATATTTTTTTATTTAATTCTACCGCGCTGTTTTTCGGCGCGCTGTAGTGCTACTACTAAGTCTTGACCGTTTAGCCTAAATTCCCCACCTACGTTTACTTGCTGCGCTTGTCTGTCGCCTATTATATTTTTAAGTTTATCTAGTGGCGCTATTACTTCTGGGTTACTTTTAGCGCCAGCATATTCGCCCATAAGTCCTAGCGTAGGACCGCTTACTATACCGCCATTTGCAAACGCCGCTATAGCGCCGCTTCGTGGTCCGCTTTGACCGCCACCGCCGCCGCCTTTGCCGCCTTTGGCTATATTACCAGCTGCGCCTTTTACCAGACTACCTAAAGCTATTAAAGCTATACCAGCTGCAATAGCTACAACAGGGTTTAAACTTTTAAGTGCAGTTACTATACCTTTTAATGTTATACCCATACTTATAGCTAGTTTACCTAAGTTAATAGCCATATCGCCTATAGTACCTAGTACAGTACTAGCTAGTGCGTTAGCTAAATTACCGCCGTTTGCTATAGCTTCGCCTAAAGCGCTGCCTATTCCCATAGCCATTTGCTGTAAACCGCCTTGCACAATAGGCGTCATTTCTTCGTTAAACTGTATAGCCATTAGCTTAGCTTCGTTAGCTTTTTGCTGTAGTATACCGTTAGACTTTATTAAAGCGCTTTTTAGGTCTTCGTTACTATTTTCTATACTAGCAGCTAACATAGCTACAGGATCGGCTGCTGTAGTTATTTCCTGTCCGAACGTAGCGGCTATACCCATATCCGAACCTATTGTAGTAGTAGTACCCATAGCCGTACCAGCTGTAGCACCTAGGGCGCTTACACCACTTAAAGGCTTTCTAGTTTCGCCGCCGCCCATAGTTGGCGTTGTTGGCGGTAGTGTTCCTGTTTGTGTTCGTTGTAATTTTTTGTTTGCTTCCGCAGCTTCATTTACTACTTGTATTTGTTTTTTATATACGTCTATTTCGTCCTGTACTAATTGTACCCTATGCTGTCCGTCTTTATAGCCGCGTTTAAATAGCTTTTGTTTTTTTTCTTCTAGTTCATTTATTTTTTCTGTAAGCTGCGCCGCGTCCATTTGTTCTAGCGCTTCCTGGTTTGCTTTTTTCTGGCTTTTTCTATAAGCTATAATAGCAGTAGTAACGGCTGCTATAGCAGTAGCTACAGCTAGTATAGGGTTAGCTACCATAGCGGCAGTTAATAACCTAAAACCGCCAGCTGCTAAACTTAATAAACCTGGTAGCTGTCCTAACGCTATAAGCATAGGACCTACAGCAGCTACTATTCCAGCTATAATTAGTATAGTTTTTTTAGTGCCTTCGTCTAGTCCCATAAACGCTTTAAGCGCTTCGTTTACTTTTGTTACCATTTTAGTAAACGCTGGTAGAAGTATTTGCCCTAGATTAGCGCCTATTTCTTTTATACTTTCAGAAAATATACGCATCTGGTTAGCTGCGCCGTCTTGCGTTCTAGCGAAATCGCCTTGGGCATTTCCTGTATTTGCTATTACATATTGATAACGCAGCGTTGTTTTTTCCGCTTGCGTCATTTCTTTAATGTTCTTTTTTATACCTTGGGTTAGCGCAAACTGTTTTAAGTTCGCTTCTGTCATTACTATACCTAGGCGCTTTAAACTTTCTGTTTCGCCAGTAAATACAGCAGCTAGCGCAGTAGTGGCTTCTTCTATTTGTATATTTTTAAAACTTGCTAAGTCGCCAGCTAAACCTACCATACTGGTAGACATAGCCGCAGCCGCTTGGGTAGTTAAACCCATACTTGTACCCATATCGCCAAACATAGCCGCCATATCTAGGGCTGTACCTTGGGCTATACCAAACTGGGTTAGCGTAGTTTTAGAAAATTCTTTTACACTTTTACTACTACTTTTAAAACTTACGTCTACTTTGTTTAGGCTTTCTTCGAAATCACTAGCTAATTTTATAGCAGCGCCACCAGCAGCAGCTATAGGTAGCGTAAGTCCTATACTTAATTTTTTACCTATACGCGTGGCGTCTTGCCCAAACTGTTTTAATTTAGCGCTAGACTTTTCTAAACCTTTTACTAGCTTATCGCTTTTTGCTTCTAGTATTACCCTTAATTTTTGGTCCGCCATAGTGTAGAATTATAGGCGTAAAAATACGAAATTTTTAGCCGTTGTAATTTTTGAAGTCCGTTACAGTTCTACTACCGCCAGTTTTAGCCTTGGCTACTTTTTCTAAAAACTTCTCGTAGTCTTCTTTAGTGCTTTTTGGTTTTCCTTTTTCTAGGTATACGTCAATAGGTAGCGGCAGCAGTTTGTCTGGCGTTATCATTTGACCGCGTTTAGTACAGTTTAGGTTATATAGCATAGTCGCTACATAGCGCGTACGTTCCCATTCTAGGTAATTGTTTATGGTGTGGGCTTCGCCTAGTAGCTGGTTTTCGTTCCAGGTGTTAGCCCAAAAGTCGTTAGGGTTAATTCCTATTTGACCTATATAGTAGTCTAGTAGATCGTCCCAGGTTAGGGGTTTGTTTTTTTTTGCTGTTTTGTACTAGCTTGTACATTGCGCTTTACGCCCATATTTAGGTCGTTCCCTAGTAGTTTAGTTTCCATTAGCGCCGCTACTATATCGTTTAGTTGTTCGCTTGTTAGGTCTTCTAACCAGGCGCCTACAGTAAATTTATTGTAGTCTATTTCGTTATTATTTTCCTGGTCGTTTGCTAGTATTGCGCTGTAGATTAAATCGCGTATAGCACTAAGGCTTAAACCTTCTGCAAAAATTTCGCCTATTTTATCTAGTGGTATGTTTAGGGCTTCTGTAAAGTTAGCCCAGAAATTCATACTAAAATGTAGTGTACGGTTTTTACCGCCTAGTTTAATGGTGTAGTACCCCCTTTTTCTGTTTGCCATATTAAATTGAATTAGCCCTGGTCCCTTACGCCAGGGCTGTTAGTTTTGTTACGCTATTGTGCTAGGTGTAATAGTTCCAGTAATAGTAATAGAACCACTATAAGTTACTGGGCTTTCCATTTCAGCGCTAACTTCTAAGCTGTTTAAGAAACCAGCACCGCTATAAAGTTGATCGCCACTTGTAGACGTTCCAAACTCAAAAAACAATTTTGTACGGTTAATTAAAAAGTCGCCTAGTTCTGCTGCGTTTTGGCTGTCTGTATAGTCTACCAAACCTTCGAACGAAATTTCGCCAGAAATTACACCAGCAATTACTTCCTGGAAGCCGCCGCTGTCCTTAGTAGTCGCTTCTGGTAAGTCGTTAGATAAAGATATTGTACAGCTTGTAGTGTGTCCTATAT